TTGGTTGGAAAGGTTTCCTGTCTGCTGTTGGACTCCACTTATTGTGGAATATTGTTGTTTGTTTTAATAGAGCAAATATGACCATGATGAATCAATTTGTAGCCTTTGAAAAACTCCAGAGTGCAAGTTTGTGGGACACTTTTTTGTCATGTCGGAAACAAAAACTTGTTTACGCCGGGGAGATGGGCGTTTCGATCCTTCCCGTTGGGTCAACCATCCCGCCGTATACATCCGATGCTTTGAGAGGTCCAATTGATTTTCGAGGGAAAATCAAGATCCAGGTGGACAATATCGATGTGTCTATTGACACTGCGTTGGATTTATTATCGGTAAATCCCCGAGAGGATAATGTTATGTATCCGATATTGATAACTAATGGTCTCCTATGGGAACCTGCAAACAATGAGAAAAACTTGTTAGTTGCGATTCTTTGGCGAACCCATCAGGATCCCTTCGTGGATTGCGATGATGACGCTACAAGGTGGAAACGTTGGAAAAACCTTGCAGCTGATTTTCTACGAAGCGGATTATTTGATCGGTTGGTTGGCAATCTACCTACTTTGGCGGATTGCGCCAGACTGATGGGTAAGCGGGGCGAAAGAATTCTGCGTGCTGATGAACTTGATCAACAAGGGATTAATACACGGTTGTGGAAAACCGTTTCTTTGAAATGGAATGAAACTTTGAACGTTGATAAAGATTTGCTTGGTATAGTGACGATGAAACCCAGAGCTATAGTAAATCTTGATCCCATCATTCATGCACGCATGAGCAGTTATGCTCGAGCGTGCGCGACCGTGTTACATGAACGGATGAATGGTCAAGTGCATCAGTGGTATGGTGTACCTGTCCGTGTTTTCTTTGCGGCAGGGTACACGCAAAAACAGTTGAGTTCCATTGTTGATGCGATGGGAGGAACTGAAGTGGTGTTGGCAGTCTCAGGAGATGATTCTGTGGTATGTTGGGGCACATTGTCTGAAAAGTTGGATTTACCGATGTATGGTGAATGTGACCAAAGTCAATTTGATCACACCCAAGACGAGGGGCCGCAGATGATAGCATCCGACGAATGGATGACTCTAATGGGACTGCCACGCGATTTTATTGATTTGTGTCAGTATTGCTGTAAAGCACCTTATACCGCCAGAGCCGGACGACTTCGTGTCAAAGGTGAAGCTGGTGTTCAGATGCCGACCGGCATTACGATGACTACTGTCTTAAATTCTTTGTCCACAATTTTTATGTATATGTGGATTATAAAACAAAAATCAAAAGATATCGCGGGATCTGCTCGTCAATTAGGTTTCAAGACGAAATATTTTGGAACCGATGATGTTGGGCAGATAACATTTCTTCGGGGGTGGTGGCGTCTGTCGGAGTCCGGACACCGACGTGTTTGGATGCCCCTCCCGTCTGCATGTCTAAAATTAGGGAAAGTCTTGAGGGATCCGATCGAGATCTGTAAGTATAAAGACCCCGAGACAAGACAAACGGTCTGGAAAACTGGTCCTGAGGCAGTTAAAGTAGTAGCCTTTGCTTTAGCCTCTTCTTACAGTACCGTTCCAAAAGATTACCCTATTTTAGGTGCCTTTTTAAACACGTTGCGCAGGTGTGGGGATAAAATTGCGCACCCAGATTTACATCAACTCGACGAGTCTTGGCGTCCTAAATTGGATGATGAAAATGTCGATGCAGAGGAGACGATCCAGGCAATCGCTACGAGGTACGACCTCGAATATTCCGACATTCTACGCGTGTCGGCTTTGCTTGACTCTGTGGTAAATCTACCAGCTTTGGTCATCGATCCGGTTTTCGATGTACTAAAAGCGCGGGACTATTAATAAAGTTTCGTGGGGGCAACAGGTTCATAGAACCGGGGAAGTCACGTACCCCCCTCCTTAGTGTGAGTGTCCACCCGGATAGGGTAGACGGGATTCAACAATATACTTGAGAAATGCCAAAGAGTAAGAAGAAGAATGCGACGCAGACAAGTAACAAAACCGCTGGTGCAAACAAGCGCATCACGGGACAGGGGGACTACTATACTGATAGAGTTGTGCCTGTTGGGAAAAAACTTGTGCCGGATGGCTCATTCGCTCGTGGTGGCGA